ATCGTCAATAGTAGTTTCCACATCACCGTATTCCAAAGCCGCTGCGCCAGACCTCACATCAAGGTCAGCCTCTCGGGCTGCTGCTCTTTCACCCATTAGGGCGTCATAAGCCTTCTGTGCTTCGGCACTTTCTTCCATTTGTGCTGGGACAGTTTCACTACCAACAAGCGCTTCCATAAGCGCAGTAAATAAAGATCTTGGAATAGAAACCATTTCTTCTTTGTTTTCGTCGGGCATTAGTTATTTTCCTTTTAGAATGGGCTGCTTGGTGGGAAGACCAAACGGTAATAAACAGTTACATCAACATCGCCAGCAAAGACGAGAGCGAGGTTTCCTCCTGCCGCAATAGTGGTTGTCTGCGAACCGGACACAGCACTACCAACACGAGCAGGTGAGCCGGGGTCGTCAAAGACAACAATAGCAGGCAAGCCAGCAACCGCAGAAGCATCAGCGCTGTCGTCTGCTAAAAGAACGCTTGTCCTGTAAGCGTAGTTGCTACTGTGTGTGAAGGCTTGCTTGGATGTGCTGGTGTAGGAGCCATAAGACAAACGGGTTTGCGAAGAATCCCGCTTGAAGCCAGCAAAGGAACCCTGCGTGCCTCCGTCATAAACGCCGGTAAAAAACATTTCATTTTGAGCGGTAGGAACATTTGTTCCAAACTGGAAGTAGAACTCAACACCTACGACATCGCCAGAGCCAGCAGAAAGGGTTGCTCCTGTTGCTGGGTCTTTGAGAGCAAAGCGGTAGAGGCAGCCGTCATTTGGGTTGTCAAGGTTGGAACCTACTGGCGCTGTGCCTCTAAACTGAAACTCGTTGCCTGACATAGATTTGCTTGTTTCCAAGTTGTTAGGGTCAGAGGTGCTGGCGATGTCGCTTGTTGTTAGAATAGCCCAAGCGGAGGTGTCCTGCGAGCCGTCTCCTGCTGGACTGTCAGCCGAAACACCACTACCTATTACCCTACCGCAACTGATTTTTGTTGCTGGCATTAGTCCTGCTCCTGCGAGTAGAAGAGTTCAAAGGAATCAACTGTTAGGGAACCTGTGTCTGTTTTCCAAAAAACATAAAAGGTTACTTCGCTTCCGCTTGTGTCTATGAAAGGAAGATCAAAAGCATAAGAAGCAAGACCCTTTGTAGTTGTGGTCTTACCGAGAGCAATAGTGTCCTGTGTGTCTGGGTAAATAAGAACATCGCCGCTCGCATCGCTGCTAATAGCCATAGTTAGTTTGCTTGCCGAAGAAGCAATAGAGGACACACGAGCAATCGCATAAAGCGGAATGATCTTCGTGGTCGCCTTTGAGCCATAAAGGGGGATCGCAACGGAACCCGCCTTGCCTACTTGGAAAGCACTTTGAACGCCCGTTGATGAAGAAACATCAAACGAAACGCTTCTCAAAAGTTTCTGTGATGTGGTCTGTGCCATTATGAAAGTCTCCTAATAAATAAAAGTTTTGTCTATTCGCTAATAAGGCTGTTCTCTATTCTGTAAAGCATCTCTTTCATAGAGGCTACATTTTCCTCAATCCTTATTAGACGGTAGTTCATTTCGCTTACCTCGTCCTGCGTCTCCGCAAGTTCAACCTCTACATTATGCTCTGCTTCTTCCAAGTCCGCTAAACGGTAGGTGGTAGAGAAGTAGAAACCTGTGGAAGCCATAAGCATTCCAACAAGAATAGAAATGTCTTTCAGGTTTATTGCGCCAAAAGTAAGTTGCATTATTCAAGTTCCTCTTTGATTGCTCGCTCTATGCGAGGCTGAACAACAAGTTCCGTCGGTGCTTCCTCAACCTTGTAGATGCCTATGCCTTCCGCAAAAGCAGAGAAGGCACCGGGAATGCCGACTGTTTCAGCAGGCAAGACAGACTGCTCTTTCTCACCCGGCTCAAAGCGTCCTGCTTCCTCAATAATGGCGGGCGAAATAATGCTGCCGATCTCTCGTGCGTTTCTGTCTAAACCTGAAAGCAGGAAGAAGTTTCGGGCGTGTAGAAAGTTCTTTCTTGCTTGGTTGTTGTCTGGGTTGATGCGCCACTCGCTTCCGTGGAAAGTAGGCTTGCCCTCTCGTGGTGGGAAAACAGGTTGTAGGTCAAACATCCAAACCGCCTTGTCCCAAGTGCCAGTTGCCTCGGCAAACATCAAATAGGCTGGATTGACATAGGTGCCTTCTTTGCTGAACTCGCCAAAAGTAAGTTCTTTTTCTGTCGCAAGTTCAGCAGCGATGCGCCAATAAGGAGGTGCCTTTTGAATAAAGTCTCTAAACATTTGACCCGCAACTTCGCCACCTTCGCTTACGCTGGTTAGAAGAGATCTCATGTTTGTTAGATCCATAGAGCGAACCACCTTCGCAAGAGCACCAAAGTTGGCAACGCTATTGACAACCGTGTCTATTCCACCCAACATAGGTAGATCACCAAAATAATAGTTCCACTTCTGTTGGCTCTCTGGGTCAGTCAGGGTTCCAACAAAGATTCTTTTGTCTTGGTATTGCGACATAAACGGTTCTTGTAGTTCGTTGTCTTGTGCGTCTGGGTCATAGCCACCCTTGCCTAACTTGTAGTTGTTGGCAAGGCGTCGTGGGTTGTTGATGGCAGAAACAACTGTTTGGCGAATAGACTGACGCCAGAAAGAATAAATCCAAAAACCCTTTGTAACAAAGTCCTTCTCTAACTGTGTAAGTTTGCCGTAGTCATAGAGCGAGGTGCGTGCGAGATCAACTGCCTCTGCTTCTGTTTGCCCTCTGCGTAGAGCACGAAGCAGCACACCGGTTCTGTAATAAAGATCGTTGGCGCTGGAAAACTCATTGTAGATGTTTGGCTTGTCAGAACTCACAAAGTTGCTAATAAACTCTCTAACCTTGTTTCTAAAACTGGGGGTTGTGTTTTGGAAGTTCTTTCCAGTCCAACTAACAAGAGTTTCTACTGCCTGTCGCTGAACCTCAATAGACACCTGCGTTTGGTTGATTCCGTTTTTCGTAATAAGTTCTACCACATCGTCAATAGTGTAGGACACGCCGTCTGCCCTGCCCGCAACAATAACCTCGTTGCCGCGCCTGTTGTAGCCGTAGAGGGCTTTGACGACATCAACCGCATCTGTTCTCATTCCAACCGCAGAAGCGAGCACACGGGGCAAAGCAAGCGCGACATCAGCAACGCCGTTTATTGCTTCTACAACACCAATGGTGTCGTGCATTAGTGCTGGTGCGGAAAGGTTATTGACTGTGTGGTAGATGGGGTTGGGGACAATAAAGCCACCAAGAAGACCCTGTTTTGCGTGTCTGGGAATGCTTGAAATAACATGGCGTCCCTGACCTACCAAACCAGCAAGCCTATTCACAACGCGCTGAACTGCTGGTGTGTCTGGGAGTTTGGGGACAGCATTTTCCAGTTCGTCAATAAGTTTCATCAAACCTTCAACACCGTCCTCAACATTTTCCAAGCCGTCAATGATCTCGTTGGCAAACCTTTCGTTGTCGCTGCTGTTTAGCCAAGCCTTATTGATAAAGTCAAACTTTACATTTAAGGACTTGTCGTTGAGTAGCCCAGCAACATCCTGCCTTATGGAAGCCTTTGAATCAAAGACATAGAGCGGCAGATCTTCTAACGCTTGGTAGAAAGAAACAGGCTCGCTCTCTCTTGGCGTTGGTGCCCCTTTGTTGATTGCGTCGTCAAGGTCGCGCTTTATGATCTCCAAAGAACGAATAAGATCTTCTTTGCTTACATAGTGTTTGCCTATGTCAGTCAAATAACTTTGTTCAAAGATCCTGCCAGCACCGGGGGTGTTCTGTAAATAACGCTTTGCTGCCTCTACGGTTGCTTCCATTAGTAGGCGTGGGTCTTCCATTCCGGGTGCAACCATAGTCCTAATAAAGTCCTCAAAGGTTTCACCGGCATCTGTTCGTGTGTTTTGTAGAAAGTCTTGGATAAGTGTTTCTAACTTTTGAGGAATAGAACCTTGGCTGTAAGCAATAAGGTCTTCTACTGCTGCCCTGACTAACTTTGCGTTGTCTTGGGAAAGCGCATTGACTATGATGACAACTGCCTCGTCTATGTTGTTGGCTGTGTTCTCGTCTTCAATAATGTTCTTTGTTCTAATAACGGTGTCAATAATGGTTCGGCGATCAACAGCAGAGCCAGCACCATAGAAGCCCTTGGGGAAAAAGGTTTCTACCTCTGGGATTGACGCAAGCACTTCGTCTATTTCCTGTGCCTGCGACTTACCAACTATGTCTTTTCCTCGTAGCGCCCAAGAGGCTGGGGCGTTGCGTGTAACGCTGTCGGTAAAGTCTTCTACTATTTGGACGCGCTTTTGTGAAACAAGCAAGTTAGAAAGGTGCGAGGCAACATCATCCCCAACAACCCACCTTGCGTCTGGCAGGTCAAGTCCTCTCAAAACTTTATTTATTCCAACAAGGAACTCAAAGTAGCCTTCGTCAAACTCGGGGAAAGTTTCATCAACGATCTTTGCGAAAGCAGCAATGGCTTTCTCGGCTGGTGTCTCGGGGTTGGCTAATGCCTTGGCAACTGCTTTGCGTTGTCTTACCTGATCTGCGCCGGCAGAGGTTTTCTTTCCTGCTGCTACAAGAAGTTCAGCGTCATTATCCACAACACCAAAACCGGAATAAATAAACTTTGCAAAGTGATCGCTTGGGTCTCCTTCCAGTCGCGTAGCACGATCCATAAAGACGCGCTTATGTAGTTCGGCATAAGCACCCAACTTGCTGCGACCCTTGGAAAGTTGGCGCAACTGAAAGTCAAGTTGATCGCCTATGTTTCCAAGAGAGTTGCGTAGAGTTTTGAGCGCATCGTCATAAACAACACCACCAGCCAAGCCCTTCCAAGAAAAGTATTTATTGACCTTGATTGGGTCTGGGAATAAAGCGTTTGTTGTGGCTGAAAGACCCTTGGCAAAACCAGAGCGTCGTAGTTGTGCTGGCTTTGTAAGTTCTTTTAGTTCCTCTACGGTTGCCGCTGCTCTTACCTTGTCCGCTATGCGGGAGGGCACCTCAATAATAGGAGTGCCCCTGACAGGCTCTCTAATGGTCTTCTTGGCTCCCGCATAAAGTCTTTCTATGTCGTCCATGGAAAGAAGCCTAAACGGGCTCACCTCGCGTGCTGTGGCTTCTATGCCAAATGCTTTTATTTCATTTAGGATCTTTGCTTTTTCAACAAGAGAGACATCTGCCTCTGCGAGTTGTGCGAGTGGTAGATCCTCAACTGCTTTGTAGCCTGACATAGAAAGGCGAGTGTTTAGTTCTTGTAGAACCTCGGTAAGGTCTCCGGGGTTTGCCGTGCCTGTGTTTCTAATGTCTTGGGAAACCTTTACCAATAGTTCGCCAAGGGCAGAGTTGCGGAAAGTGTTTAGTGTTTTAGTTGCTATGATCTCTGGGACAATAACCCTTGGTGTAAGCATGGTTAGATTGCCGGGAATGCCGAATAGGTTTTTGCCGCTAAAAGTTTTCTTTCCTTCTGCGATTGCCTTTGCTGTTGCACGACCAGCCAACTCAATAGCAACAACCTCACCAAGAAGGGTCTTTGCTGTGTTCAGTCTTTCTGTGGGCAAAGCGAGATCGTCGCCTACCCTGTCAATAGCAACAACCCTGTCGCCGTCAATAGCACTATTTTTGAAAGCCTTTGCAACTTCATTTATTTCTCTTTGTAGATCAAAGAGTTCGTCTGCCTTTGTCAGCGCAAGGTCGCCTTCCAGCCCGGCAGCCTTGGCTTCTTTTACCAACTGGTCTTTTGACTTGACTGGGAATAAGGCTTGTAGTTTTTCTCCTGCTTCTGCTAAAACCTCTTGCCTCTGTGAAGCGTTTGTTAGATCAACACCAGCCTCGGTTGCCTTTGCCAACTGTGCTTCTGTTATGTTTTCTATGTCGCCAACGACAACACGAAGACCAAGGTCGGCTGCCTGTGGGTCAGTAGCAACAGATTCTACAAGTTGGATTCTTGCGTCGGCTGGGTTTAGGTTTAGTTCTTCGGCGAGTGTTACACGGAGGTTTGTCTTGCCTGCCTGTGAGGCTGCTTCTGTTCCTGCCTTTGCGAAACCCTTTGCGGCTTTGCCTGCGCCTTTGTAGGCAGCCTTGGCAGCGGCGCCGAGGTAAAGGTCAAGTGGTAGAACAAAGGACGCACCAAGCCCAACGAACCAAGCGACATCACCAAGCCCTTCGGCAACAGCATCAACATCTTCTTTGTCCGCAAACTGCGCAGCAGCGATGGCTGGAATGCTGGCTTTGGCAACTGTTTCTGTGTATTCCTCTGCGAGTTCTTCAATGCCTCTTGCTTCTTTTAAGTTTTCAGCCCAACGCTCGCCAAAGGTTTGGTTGTATTTTAGTCCTTCAACATCGCTGAACTCCGCACCGAAAGCACCGAAGACAGGCTTGTAGAAGTTTTGGATAAGACCGTCAGCAAGGATCTCTTCGCCTGCTGCTGTAACACCAGCCTCAATAAGAAGCAGGTCGCGTAGGACATTCGCATAAGTGCGTTCCCTTACTGTGCCAGCAAAGGGGCTGTCTTCCTCTGGTGAAAAACCTAAAATGTATTCTTCAAGGATCGGGGCAAAGGACTGGAAGTAGCCTTCATTGACATCATAAAGAGCGCGACCTGTTGTGCCACCTGCTTCAATCATTTGGGCTTTGAAGTCTTCAAACCCTACATTAGAGTTTGGGTGGTTCTGCATAAAGTCGTCATAGGCTTTTGGAATAAACTCGTTTTGGAACTTGTTTTCTAACTTTGCTTTTTCTTCTTTGGAAATAAGTTCTTTTGTTTTTAGCGCATCACCCACCTTGGAAAGTCCAAGGTTGAAGACATCAATAGCACCAAGAGCACCACCAATAAAGTCAGCGGCAGGCTCAAAAGCACCCGGAGCAACCTTCGCTTCACCTGTGATCTCTCTTGGCGCATCTGCTATGGCTATGGCTTCTTCGGTTAGTTCTTCTATGCGAGGAATGTCCTCTGCTCTGCGTGGGTCAAGCCCTTCTACTTCTTCTTTGCGAAGCAGCGACTCTTGGACTAACTCTTCTTTTGCTTGCTCAAAGGGCAACCCCGGTCTTGTCTGCCGTGGTTCGGCGACACGAACCGGAGTGGTTATGTCTCTGGGTTCAGCCATTTATTATTTCCTTATGCTTGTTCGTCTGGGAAAGCAGCATCAACCGTTCCAAAGAGGGACGCTGCCGTAGCAAGTTCCACATCTTTATTTACGAGTGGGTCTATTTTGGACAGGTCGTCCATAGTGATCCTGCTTTGGTCTTCCGTCAAACGGTAAAGAGTTGCGTATTGGTTTTTGTATTTCTCTGCTCGCTGGATTGTCTCGGGTGAAACACCCTGCTCCTCCAAAGTTTTCTTTGCTATTTCTCTTGCGACTTCTCTGCGCTCGTCAAGCCCCCCGCCCTGACCAGCCATGGCAACATTCGCCATAGAAAGAACACCCTTGCCAACCTTGTTCATAGCAGCAGGGCGAGCCTGATCGCCAACGCCATTAGGGTTATTTGTTGGTGAAGTCATTCCGCCTTGGAAAGCAGCAACAAGAACTTTCTCTTCGTCGCTTGGCTCCTCAACCTGACCTACACCCGGAACCTCTTCTGGCATCTCAATAGGAAGACCACGACCGGGGCGTGCTGGCTCCTCCTTTGGCTCCTCCTCCTTCTTCAAAACATCTTCCGCCATAAAGTCAAATGCTCTTTGTGTCTGGCGAATAGCACGACGGGAAAGAGTTCCTTCTTCAACAGCCCTTTCTAAAATGTTTATTGACTGATCAAAGGCAGCCTTCTGCCTTTCGTCTGTGTATTCCCCAGCCTCAAACTGACGATCAACTTCTCTTTTTAGTTCGGGTAGTGTGTAGTCTTCACCCTGAACTCTAAACTTTATTTCTGATAGACCACCAACACGAACCTTATTTGCTTCGCGTCGTAGTGCAGCCAACTCCGCAGTTGTTTCAGCACGCTCCATTTTACGAATAGTCTTATCAAGTTTATTTATTTGTCTTGCGGAGAAACCGTCTTCCTTTGCGATCGTGCGTAGCACATCTGCTACTTCATCGTCTTCATAAGTTTCACGGATTCTTTGCGCAGTTCTACGGACATCCATCTTTGGTGTCTTTGCGCCATAAAGGTCTTGCCAGATCCTCATAGCCTTATTGTGAATGTCAAGGACATTTATGTCCTGTCCTTCCATTAGTTTTTGTTTTGTCTGTCTGCGCTGTTGGTCTAACTTGATTGCGTCAAGTTCGTTTTCGTAGAGGCGGCGTGGGTAGTCGCCCTCTTGTAGTAGCCTGATCTGTGAAGGCTGCATGGCAAGAACTTTGTTGTAAAGTTCCTGTGCTGCTGGGTCGTTGTTCTTCAAACCCTCGCGTAGTTTCTCTGGTGTGTCAAAGCCAGCCAAGGCAGGATCTATTTCTAAACCTGAAACATAAGAATAAGTCTCGCCGTTGATTGTGTTTTGCTCAATAATGCTGTTCATCATAGAAGGCAACTGACGAGCATTCACAGCAGCCTCAACAACTATGTCGTTGTAGGTAGGGGCTTCTGTTCCAACACGAGCAAGGACGGTTTCTGCTTGGGCTTCTGGGATGCCCAACTGCATAGCCTTTACTTTTAGTGCTGGGTAAAGGTCTGTGCCGAAATCAACCGTGCCAGCACCAACAGCATCAACTTCGTTTAGAAGTTCTTCTTGTTTCTTTTCCTGTTCCTTGACCTGCTTGGCGGCGTCTGTCTCACGGGCTTTGAAAGCCTCGTCCGCAGCCTCGTCAATAGCCTTGGAAAGTTCGTCCCCAAGTTGCGTCTGGTAGGTTCCAACACGAGAAAAGTTTGTAAGACCTGACTTCACCTGTGCCTTTGCCGCGTCAAGCATAGCAGTCTTTTCATAGGCGTCTGTTGTTTTAGCAAGTTCAGGGGCAAAGACTTCGTTGAGTAGGTCGTTTGCTCTACGCTCTAACTGTGCCTTTGCTGCTTCCTTTGTTGCTGGTTGTAGGGCTCGCGCGTCTCTGGGTGTAGAGTTTAGGACATCCTGCTCTCGCTCGCCTCTTGTGAAAGCAGCCTTGCTTCCCCTACCCTGTGCTGTCTGTCGCTCTTCTTCAAACGAGGTGCGTAGGTCGGCAAGGATCTCTTCCTTTTGCATAGCCGCCTTTGAACTTTGGATCTTTATGTCTGCTTCTGTTCTTGCTCTTGCTGACTCCAAGTCCAACTGTGCCTTTTGGATCTGTTGTAAGGTTTCAGCATCTATTTTCATTCCCTCGGCAAAGATGCGAGAAAGATCTTTTCTTTCTTCTCTAATGGAGATCTCTTGCGCACGAATGTCTTGTAGTAGTGCAGTAGCAGCACCGGGGTTTAGCATCTCTGCTTCAAGGAGCGTCTTGTAGATTCTATTGAACTCTGTGTCAGCAAAGTTCATAAGAAGCATGAAGTTATTGTAACTTATTTCTTTTCCAGTAGGCATTATGCTTCCTCCCCGATCATAACTGATTCGGGCACGGCACCACCACCACTACCGTATTTGCTTTCATAAAGCGTAACCATAGTAGCGAAGTCCTGTGCTGCTGCACCGGTTTGCTGGACACCCTGCATGACCGCACCCTTTCTCGCCAACTCGCTTTGTAGTGCTGCCTGTTGGAGCCTTCTGTATTCTTCTTCTTTTTGCTGGCGAGCAGCCAACTCTAACTGGCGAACCTGTGCTGCGACATCTGCCCTACGAGCCGTCTGCTGTTCGGCAATGTCTCTTTGTAGAGCAACGAGGTCAGCACCCGTAAGACCTTCAAGGGCAGCCAACTCTGTTGCGCGGGAATAAAGTTCTCTTTCCGCACCTGCTACGGCAGCGGTTCCCATAGCAGAAAACTCTTCACGCTCGGCTTCTGTAAGTCCGGGTGTTCTTGCTATTTCTTTTCCAAGCGCTTCCTTCTGTGCTTTGATTTCTTTTTCCGTCTTGGTGGGAAGAGCGCCAATAGCGGCAGATGTTCCTGCCGTTGCGATGGCGGTGCCTGCCATAATAATAGCCCCCACCACAAGGGGAGCAAGACCAAGGTGAGGAAGGCTGTGAAAGCAAAGGAAGAAGAATAACTCCAATGCTGGATTGATGGTTGCGATCATAAGTGGGTCTCCATAAAATAAATGTTTTGTCTATTCTTTATTCCACCACTCAACAGCGAACTCGCTCTTACCGGAAAGTGAAATAGGTGTTTCAAACTTTCCGCGAGATGCTTGTGGGTAATCACTCGTGTTGGGTGTTGGTCGTAGTGATCCTCTAATGCCAAAGTGGTAGGTGCCTGTGTTGGCGGAAGAGACTGCGAACTGATAAGTTATGTAAAGTTCTCGTAGGTTTGATGTGTGTCCTACCCTTATGTTTCTACGCAGCGTAACATTTGGTTCTACCTCTGTTCCGTCTGGTTCAGTAATAACAAGTGTGTAGGGCTGTGCGTTTGCTCTTTCTTTATGTTGCTGTGGTGAAGTTCCAGTTGCTTGACCGGGTAGATTGTTTTGGCAAAACTTTACTCTAACCATAACTTCACAAGCCTTATCTATTCTAACTGAAAGAGCAAGACCGGGTAGGTAGGGCTTGCCTGTTGTGTTGTAAGTAGAAGCATTAGCATTGTCTTGGTGAAGCATTCGGCTAATGCCAGAGTTCTCTGGTGCTTGTGCTGGTGTTGTTGAAGGTAGGTCTGGGTAGGTGCCACCGGGATTCACAACGGCTTGATCAAGCATAGCGTCAAATGTCGCACTTGGTTTTGTAATAACTTTTATTCCTCCACTCTCACCACGCCACTCCAACTGACGAAGGCTGGGTGCCATAAACTCTGGTGGGGCAATGTGCCTCGTTTCCAATGTAGCCGCGTTGAAGTCCGTGTCCGTCAAAAGATTGGCAGCGCTGTTTATTTCTCTACGAAAGTCAGCAATGTTTCCTTCAATAACAGAAGCATCAACGGTGTTGCCTGCGACAACTGTGGTAGGTGTGTAAGCCATTATTTATTTCCTTTGCGAATAACGCGAGCAGTAAAGGTTGCTTGTAGAATGTGGGCTATGGGGTCGCTGAATGGCGCTGGGGAGCCACCAATAGACTGCCCCGGTCTAACTGCCGCCTTGGCTGTTAGGACGCTCTGTGTGCCGTCCAAGGGCACGATGCAGGAAAGGTGAAAAGATCTAAAAGTCCCTGAACCTGTGTTATTGACATCATCTTCATTGGCATAAGGAATAACATTTGGTAATGTTGGGCAAAGGTTTCCACTACCGTAAGTTGTCGTGTAGGCACCGTTGATTAACATTGTGCCAAAGGAAGCGTCGTTGCCGGGGATAGTTGCGTGAGGAACATCAACCGTAGAAGCACCCAAAGTAACTACCAACTTCATGTCTGCCTCTGCGCTTGTGTAAGAAGGCGCTGTGCCGGGGACTACGCCAGCGGTGTCGGTGATAGTAGAGCCTGCTAATAAATGAAAGAAATGTGCTTGACCACTAAACTCAATAAGAACAAAGTCTCCGTTCTCACTGTCGGCTATTTCGTCAGATAGATCAACCTGCATGTCGTTGCCGCCTGACTGAATGAATGTGTAAGAAGTTCCTGTTATGATGTCTCCGGGGGCAACAAGGGTCAAGTTATTTACACCTGAACCAGCAAGAGCCTCACCACCAAACCAAGGGTTTCCGTTTCCTCTACTCGCAGAAGAAGAACTTATTCTTACACCAGTGTTGCACGCTCTACCTGTAATGCCTCCCTGTGCTACTTGGTCGCCTGTAACATTTGACACCAAGCCTGTTGCACCTGACGCACCAAAGGCATCATTTATTTTAGCAGCGGTTATGTGTCCGCCTTCCTCCAAAGGATCTAATGTTTGTCTTGCCATTTTCTAACGCTTCCTTATGATGCCAAATGTGTAGTCTCGCACAATGCGAAACCTGTAAGCCTCTCCTCGCTCTGCTTGGTTCTCGCTGTAACCGGGAACCTCAACTAACAAACGCATTTGGATTGCGCCTCCTGTGTGGTAGAAATAAAAAGGAATGTTGCAGTAGCCAGCAGGAGCCTCGCCAACCATTTCACTTTCCCCTACCCTTTGTCCATTTATTTCTACGGCAAACCTGTGGGAGGTTGCCAGTTCTGTCCAGCCATTACGCATTCCAAGATCACTTGTGCTTGCTGCTTTGTTCATAGCAATCCTGTATTTTATTTGGGTTTGTCCCATAACAAAACCAGCACCATAACGAGTAGTGCCACTGTCGTAGAACTGAAAAGCAATGTCCCCCCTTGTTGTGTTGTCTGGGTCAATGTCGTAAGGAGTAGGAGAAACTGCCCCTCCAAATGTAAAGTATTCGTTCCAAGCATTTGCGGCAAAGTTCCTGCTTGTTAGACCGTTGCCCGAATCAAAAGTAGCATCACCGGGTTTGATGTTTTTTTCATCTAAACCACCGTTGCCTAACTGAAAGATCTCTCGCAGTTCGCTATTGAGCGTAGGACTTTCTACGCTGTGTCCGTCTTCTATTCGGTTGGTGTTTGGGTAGAGTTTCATTAGAGTCCCATAATCCTTATTGCTGTGCCCGACGGTGAGTCAGGTGTGCCTGAAATGGCGGACAGTTGTTTCTTCTCTCCGTCAATAGTGTAGTCAATAGAGAAGCCAACTAACTGGATTGCTTCCCCTGTTCCCTTTATTCTAAACTTCACCCAGCGTGGCTGCCCGTCAAGGGGAGAGGTGCGGTCGGTAAAGGGTGGGGGTAGTGGTTCCCCAGCAGAGGCTTCGGTCGCTTGGTATTGCGGTAGGAGGTTGCCACCATAAGGGTTGTCTATTCTTACCACGGCGATCTCTTGGGAAGCAAATCTATTTTTGTCTGCATCGCTAATGTTGGCAAGAGAGAACGGGTCGTCATAGACCGCAGTTCCATAAACACCGGCATTAGAGTTTTCTACATTTGCGGTTGTGAAAGTAGTTTCTAAACTGACCGACGCGTCAGTTTGGGCAACTAACGCCTTCCAGTCGGCGGCGAAGGTCATCTTCCCACCGCCCCCTGTGTCTCGGTAGATGTAAAGAAAGACCGAATCTATTTGTTTTGTTGTGTTGGGATCGCCCAAGGAAAGCCATGTTGTCTCGTATTCCCAACTGGGTAAGCCGGTGTCTCTTGTCCTTGGGTCTTGTCCATTATCTATGTAGCCGTCGCCCTTTGCTCCACACCAAACCATAATGCCAGAGTTGGCTGAACCGGACGAAGTTCCGCTAATAATAGGAAGACCTGACCTGTTTCCGTTTGATCCAAAAGCAGTCCAGCCTTCTTCTATTTGTGTAAAGCAACCTGCTGGAATGTTGTCCCTGAATGACCAAGCACCGTTCTTCTGGTGGAAGACAAAACCTTTTGTTGTTTCTGCGTCTCCGTCAAGTGGAGCGTGGCACCAATACTCTTGGTCTTTCTGGTTGTAGGTTGCTGTTGCTCTGGGTAGGGAGAACTTACTTATTCTCTTTACCGTCTGCGAAATGTCGCTGTCCCTTGCTGCGGAAAGTCTTGTTAGTGCTTGTGTTCCTTGGTAGGTTCCTGTTGTTGTTACTGCGTAGAACTGTCTGTCGCTTCCAAGGAAGACCGTTCCTAAACCGGGGACATCTTCTATTGTGTTTGGTGAAAGAGTTCCTACTGTGGTTATGTAAGCCTCAACCTTGAAAGGTAGAGCGCTGTTGTTGGTTGTAATAAGAAGGTCTATTGCTGACTCTCTAAAAACATAAAGAACATTATTGCTTGCGTGTAGTGCTGTAATGTCTCCACCCTTTCTACCTCCAAGGTCTATTCTGTTGAGGGCTGGGACTTGTTCAGGTTTTCCTGCCTCACTGAAATAAAGGGTGCTTCCATTCTCTCTACTACCAGCAAAGACTAAATAGTTTTTGAATGCCTCGGCTAAACGAATGCCAGTGGGAAAGACATCACTGTCGTTTAGACTTGGTGCTTGTGATCCCAAAGCAGAGGAGGGTAGGCAATCTAAATAAGTTGTTGTTATGTTGTCCTCAATGTCAGCCAAGAAGCGAAGCGTTCTGCCTGCTCCTATTAAGCCGTCCTGCTGGTTGCCTGTGCGGTAGAGCCTTCGCTTGGCTGTGCCCTCGGCTCCTACGGGAATGTCTGTGAGAGCCATAAAGTAGCGAGCACCGTCGGTGGCTGCTGTTCTTTGAACGCCACCTATCATAGAGAATGTAGCCTGTGGTGAATAAGGAGACAAGGGGCTCTCTGCTCCTGTGTCGCTTACAAAAGAAACAGCATACTCAAATAGGTTCTCTTGGTCATCTGTGAAGTAAGCGACTGACGCTGGGTCAGCCCTGAAAGGAGTAGCCGCAACACCGTAGCCCTGTGTCTTTGGTAGAGCGGAAATGGCTGCGTCCTTTTGTGCGATGTTGAAAACCATTTCACCGCTGGCTGCGTCCCCAAGTTGGGGGTGAATAGAACCGGGAACTGAAACAGGTGTGGGTGGCTTTGGTCTGTTGTGGAAGAAAGCAGTTCTTATTGAGTTCCCACCTCGGTAAAGTAGTGGCTCATCAACACCGTTGAAAATAAAACAGTAGCGTCCAATAGGAGCAAACTGACTGCCGGGGTCTCCTGCTGACGGCTTGCTTCTCTTGGTTTGTAGAGTAATAACCTTTTGACCTGCAATAACTTTGAGTGTTAGAAAGCCTGCTCCGTCATCTTCCTCAAACAAAATGTAGGAAATGCCGTCGGGTGCCTTCCAAGAATAAATAGAATAGACATCTCGGGTTACTGGTGAGGCTGTCCCCGGATCGTCTGGGTAAAAATAATCTACGAAACCTCGGTCATTTACCCAGCAATAGCGGGAGCCGTCATAGCGTAGGTTGCTAATGTTAGAAGCCCCTTCCGCAAATGGCTTCTCCAAAACTCCGGGAACAAATAAAAACTGTTTTGTCTTCTGTTGATTAGGCATAACCGATCTCCTTTATTCCTTTTCGTGTGAAGCCCATAGAGCGTCCTTTGAGCCACTCGTTTATTGTTGTGGCTCCTACCCCTATTGTTTTTCTTGCCTCGCTCACAGAGGCAAATGCGAGCCTCTCATTATTATTCATAACAACATAGACCGCCTTTCTACTTTTCTCGTGTGCCTTGGCGAGTGCCTCTGGGGTGGGGACTAAACCTTTTTCCTTTCTTGTCTGGGAGATCTTTGTCTTCGTTGCCTCGGTTTTCTTCTTGCCTTTTGTAGCCTCGCTCATCTTGTTGCGGTAAGCCTCGCTCTGCATCCAAGCACCACGCTTGCGACCCTTCCACCCACGCGGTCTGTCTGCCTTTGGGTTGAGGTTCATAAAGTTCTTGTCCCCCCAGTAGTGGTCAATAAGTTCCTGCTCTCGGTCAAGCAACATCTCTGGTGCGCAAGCCATAAGAACCTCAAACTTGAAGCCGTGTCCTCTCGTCTTGTTCCAAAGGTTTTGCATAAAGTTATTGGCGTGATCCCCACGACGCAAAGCCGACTGGTGGTTCTGCCACCTGACCGCTGTGTCCTTGGAGGAACCTATGTAGAACCTCTTACCACAGGTTATTTTGTAGATGCCTGACTTCATTTTCTACCCTTCATAATGGACGGTCGGAACGAACGGGAACTGATTGCGACCGAACTTCCTGCCGAAAGACTGGCTTTGGCTTCTTACTAATAGTGTGTCTCTTTCGCTGGCGAACCTTGCGTCCAACTTCTTCAAGCCTTCTTCAAACTTTCGCTGTGCTACAAGGGAGGCACTGTCGTTTCCAAACTTACTATGAATGTCGGTGAGTGCCTTATTCACAATGAGGTGGTGGAAGGCTGCTGGGATCAGGGGAACATCATAGTCATCAACAAGAGGGCTGGGCTTGAATAAGTAGCGAAGGTGGAAGAAAGAAAGTTCTCTTGTTGCTCCTGCGACGGCGACACTCTTGTCCGTAACATTTGGTCTTGGGTAGAACTGAACCTTCTTTGATCCAATGGCTCCCTTCCAAACTTTATTCTTGTAGTTTCCTACATTTATTCCTCGCTGAATAGCAGAGGTGAAAGAAACATTTGTAGAGAAAGCAGCGTCAAGTTCGTTGATTGTTCCTATGTGGAAGAACTTGTAGCCGTCTTGGTCTGCTCTTTGTAGAGCATAATAAACCTTGAACCTCAAACCCATAGCCTCGTCGGCAAGAAGAACAGAGGTAGAAAGTGCGACATCAATAGAAGCAACGGCGGCAGTGGTGAAGCCCTTGACTTCAAGCATTCCACTTTCGGCACCTGACTCGTCAATAGCAGTTACACCAAAGTAATAAGTGCCTGCTGCTATGCCTGTCCCTGCTGTGCTGGTTATGGTTAGTCCCTGTGGACTGTCGCTCACAAACTCCTTGGAGTAAGGTGTGTAGTAGTTTGGTCGCTCTGCTGTGTTGATCCAGTTGAAGGACACAATGCCCTCGGTTCTTCTGGGAATAGACTGAACCTTGCCTCGGTGTCCGTGGTTGATTGGGTAGTTGGGAAAAGTAATGTCTTCTATTTCAATAAGGTCAGTCGGTAGGTAGTGGAACTTCTGGCGAATAAAATAAGAGGAAGAGTTCGCAGCCGTCGCTCCCTCATAAGGTCTGTCTAAAACAAAATAGTTTATGGCTGTTGATTGAAAAATGTTTTGGATCGTGTATTGGATTCCGTTTGGATCCTGCAACTCGGCACCAATGAACCTGTCTCTGTTCTCTGCCATTGTTGGTTCTGGTAGTGTGAAGTCAATAGCAACTGTTAGAGAGTCCTGTGTAAAGTCCAGCGTGTCTGTTCCTGCTGGTGTGAAGTCCCCATAATAACGAATGTCTATTTCTTTTTGGTTGAAGGTGTAAGGACGACTTGTCCAAACCTCTTGGTAGGCGTCGTTGATTATTGAGTCTATGTAGCCATTGACGGCTTGGCTGGGGACAGGTGTGTAAGAAAGTTGATTCTTAATGCGACCCCGAATCTGGGAAAGGTTCATTAGTGCAGTCTCCTAATAAATAAATGTTTTGTCTATTGCCTCAAAAAGAAACCCCCTCCCCCGAGAACCAAGAAACCGGAGGAGGGGGGAAAGCCTTGTCGTTAGGCTCTCTGTGTGTGCGGACTAACTGAATAGACCGATCACCCAAACATCAGCAACATTAGCGGTGTCGTCCTCTAACGCCTGCGCGACTGGAAGGTAGTTCGCATCCGTCGCGTCAGCGTCGTAAGGCTCGCCACGACCGGCAGTGCCAGCAACAAGTAGGTTGCCCTGTGCCGTGGTGGCGCCAACATTGGCGCCCTCTGCGTAGCCCTTGATGACAACAGTAACTTCGTCGCCGTCAGCAGCGTTCGTGCCAGTGCCGTCGTGCGCAATGCAAACGCCAATAGCCTGCTGTGTAGGAACAGCACCCGCGTCAGCGCGAACAACCTGAACAACACGGTCAGTGCCAGTCTCGGTAAGTTCAAAGCAAACGAAGTCGCCAATGGCAATCGCACCGTCCGCGATGAACTGCTCGGTTACGCGACGGTTAGAAGCAGCAACCTTGTCGTTCGCAGCGGTGAGGTATTGAATCATAGATGAAGTAGCCATTTTATTCTCCTTATCCTGCGTTGGTGATTAGCCCAGAAGAGCCAAGGTGGTTGGCAGTTAGACCGCCCATGAACAGGATTCTACCATACCTGCCGTCGTAGCCACTGATGTTCTCAAAGCCAGTGAAGGTGAAGTCTGCGCCGTCATGGACATAGAGGCAGATGCCGTCAAGGTTGAGAAGCATGAATGAGTTAATAGCATCACCAGCCGCACCGGAGGTGGGGAGGGAACGCTCTGGCATCATTACGCCTGACGAGAACTGTAATGATGTTACGCCGGAAGCGTCAAGGCTCGTAGCGTCAATGTAGCGCTCCTGTGTGAAGAGGGCGTTACGGTAGGACACATAAGCGTTGGGGCTTGCGAGCGTGAGGTGGAAGCGACCACCGTCGCCACCAGCAGGCATAACCGTAGAAGCCTTCGCCTCAATCTCAAAGAGTTGGGAAATAGCGAAAGTTCCGCCAGCAGACTCAAACTGGTTGCGAAGACCCGGAACAAGACCACGGGCAAGACCGCCCATAGTGTTGCCGGAAGCAGCACCCGGATCAACGGCTTCAAGGAGACCGGTCGCAACACCGCCAGCACCAGCAGTAAGGTTGCCGTTTAGGGTTCCCATCTCGGTGAAGGTGGAGTCATTAGCAACGATCTGCTTATTGACCTGACGCATAAGAGCAGACATAGCGTTCTTGTAGCGAGCCTCGGCGAGATCAATGATCGCCTTGTCGCCACGGTTCTCGGCTTCCTCACGCCCAGAGATAAGGACGGGGATCGCGATTCGTGTCCAGTCGTATTCAGCCTGCTCGGTGAAGTCGCGGACAGAAAGATCCAAGGCTTCCCAGCCTGAATCAAGGACAGTAACATTAGAGTGTTCGGCAGTCTCAACAGGGACGACAAGTTTGTAGCCACCGGAGAAGGACTTGACCTTCCCCAACTTACGAGCAACTGAAAGGAACGGCGTGGTCTCAAAAAGCGCCTCGCTCACCTCGTCAGCGATCTCGTAGATTGTGGTAGAAAGGATGTCGTTGCTGATGCCGGTTAGTGTAATAGGCATTAGTTTATTCCTTTATGAAAAGTTAGATTACGAGGGTTCTTGTTCTTTCTTAATGGTTGCTCGTGTTGAGTCCAAAAGCGCAAGGACAACTGGGTTGTTCTTTATGAAGCCCAGCCGTCAATAATAAAAAGGTTTGTAAAACTTTATTCGTTTTCTTCTTCTAACTCAACAAGGCTCTTTGAGAAAAAGTCTTCTAAACTTTCCTGCTCTTCTTCCTCGTAATGGACATCAGCAATCGCGGCACCAGTCTCCGTTATTACTGCCTTTGGTGGTGGTGGCTGCGTGTCCTCTGGCAGTTTAAGAATGTCTCCAATAGTCCCCTCGGTGTCTCCGCTGTAACCAGTGCGGGTCTTTCTGTAAGCCTCCATTATTGGCATCAACTCTTCTAACAACTGCGTCCTTGTAAAGGTTCGGTAATCCTTTGCGTAAGGAGGTGGGGTTTCTGTTATTTTGTCAAACTGAAAACGATCCATCTCCTTTCCTGTTTCCTTCATAGCCAACTCTGGGCTAAAAGAATAACCATGCGAACCCCAAGTTTTTAAGAAGTGTTTTGTGTCGTGCTGCTCTGTTGGTCGGTTGTATTCAATCCACTTTTGTCTTGCGTCTTCCATAGTCTTTGTGTCTATGTCTTCTCCTTTGATTACCTTCTTTAAAAAGTCTTTGCCACCTTCTCCTCGCATAAATGCTATTGTGTCTTTTTGCTTTTGCTTCTCCGCGTCTTTTATTCCATAGGAGCCCTGAACCCTTTTACCTGTAACCTCATCATAGCCTTCTCCCGCTCTGTGATCCAGTTGCATAGCAAACAAGGGAGCCTCAATAGCGACGACCTTTGCTACATCCTTCTCGCCTCTTCTACCGGGCTCTTGGATCGCTCTTGCCAGTTGGTAAAGAGCCTCTGGCTTTGCTCTCATGTAAGGCGCTTTTTCGTTGAACTTTACTTTTAGTTTTAGTGTCTCAAAAGTGTAAGGTTCGCCCTGTGCGTCCTTGACACCAGCAGCCTCTAATGCCTGTAAAAGCCTTGGGTCTTCATCTGCTATGCCTGCTTGGATTGTTGTTTCCAAACGGTTTGGCTGCATCATAGTGTAATAAGTTGCTCTTTGTTTTAAGAACTTGGCTTTTTCCTTTGGCGTCAAGTTCTTCTTTTCTTGCTGCAAAGCAACTAACTTTGCTGGCACCTGCTCCATTCCAATAAGAAACAGATAAGCCCTTGCGTCTCCCATGTCGTCAAAGACCTTTTGTGCTTCTATGGCGACTTCATTCAAACGGGTTTTCTCACTCATCTTTCGCCTCCTTCTTTGCCCATTCTATTCGGGCTTTGGCAATCTCTAAATAGTCTTCGTTCATTTCAATCCCAATAAAGTCTCTTTCTTCCAAGACAGCAGCCATTCCGGTTGTGCCTGAACCCATAAAGGGGTCAAAGCAGATTTCTCCGGGTGGTGTAATAAGACGAATCAAATAGCGCATAAGAGCAATAGGTTTGACTGTGGGGTGGTTGTTCTTTCCCGCTACATTCCTTTCCTTCTTGCTGACCTTGGGACAATAGAAGAAGCGGCTGGCTTCCTTACTCTGCTCGTCAAGCATCTTACCTGACTCTTCATCAATCATAACATTTGCGGGGAAGCGACCTGTTGCGGCTGGGGTAGTGTAGCCTTTCTTTTCCCAACCAATAGCAGTAGTCTCTGTCTTGGTTGTAATAGCGGGCATCTGCTCTGTTCCTACCCTACAACCCTCTATGTTGATTCCACCAACGCCCCACTTCAAAACATTCTTGGCTACGGTTAGTTTCTTCTCAATAGGCTTTCTCGCAATAATGATTGGCTCGTAGGCTGGTTTGAGTGCTGTGCCCCAACCTTCCCATTTACTATTGCCTTTTGTTATTATGCCTGAACCTTTGCCTCCCTGAAACCCTAACTTGTAAAGAGCATCAGTCTCTCTGTGGTTTGGGTTGTTTCCAACTACTTCTCTTTTATTGCCCTCCAACTTGTCAATAGCCTTTCCTATGTTGTGTGATTTAGGAAATCCGCTTCCATAGAGCCACATCATAGTGTCCCTGATCTCAAAGCCAGCGTCTTCCATAGCAACCATAACTCTATGGTGTGTTCTGCTGTGTCCAAAAATAGCACAGTGAGCACCGGGTTTTAGGACTCTTTTTACTTCTAACCAAAACTCTTTCTTTCCTACTGGGGATTCTTGGTTGTCCCACTTCTTATTCATAAAGTCAATAAGGTAGGGTGGATCACTTACAATAGAACCTACGCTGTTGTCTGGGAGGGTTTTGATCTTTTCAAAGCACTCACTCAAATAAAGTTCATTTAGCATTCTGGTTCTCCTCTGTCTGTTCTTGGTTCTACTGAACCCTTCAAGGTTGTTTCTATTTCCAACATAAGTTCATCAAAGTCTCTATTGATTACCTTGTGTCGTAAGTTGTTTGCTTCATTTACAAGTTTTCTTTTCCAAAGAGAAATAAGTTGGTTGTCTTGTAAGTCTGGTAGGCTTTCAGCCTCTCTAATAAGTTTGTCTAAAAAATCAATAACTTCTTGGTTCATTACATTTCCTCCTATTCATAAATGTCTTCTGCTGCTGAAATAATAGCATTTAGAATGTCTTCCAAGTCCAAAGTTATTTCAGTCAGTTCTGTCAAAGAAAGTTTAGTTTCTTCAAATGTCTCTTTGTTTTTAGTTATTTTCTCTAAATAAAGTCTTCTCAAACCAAACCAAGTTAGTATTTGTTGGTGAGAGAATAATCCTTGTTCAGTCATCATTTTTGTTTCCTTGTTGGCTTGCTGCTTATTATTCCTTCCAGTCATAATAAGACACATCTACGATCCTCAAATGAAAAAGAAAACTAAAATAGTTGATCTTTTTTTGTGAGCGACTGAATAGAACCTTCGTTGTTTCTGTATTCTTTCCAGTTCAAATAAGTTCCGTCTTTATTGTTTGCCTCATAAGTTTCTTTGAATGTCTCCCACAAAGAACTAACAAGGATCATTAGAAGACCTTGTTCAACATTGTATTTTACTGAAATAGTTTGGAAGGTGTAGGTGTTTCTGTTTGAGTTCCAAGTCTCTAATAGTTCAGGTTTGATTATTTCTTCCAGCGTCCTAACATCATAACGAGTGTAGTTAGTTCTTCTTGGCACCCCCATCCAGCCTCCTCTTATGCTTTCTTGTTGGTCTTTGCTTATTGTTGCTCGCAGGCTACACAACAATAAGACACATTTGACTTGTCAAGTAGAAAAGAATCCAGCAACTTTCTTTGACCTTTTTGGTTCAGCAATAACCTTGACGGGTCAATAGACAAACATTTTGTAATAACTTCTACTTGACATTTAGAAAAGAAATGAGTAGAATAATAACATAACGAAAGAAAGTTGAACTTTTTGTTGCCGTTGAGTTTTGTTGAGACTACTTACTAATAGAGCAGGCAAGGAACAACCCTGCAAGGAACCAAGAACAATGAATCACAGAGACTTTATTTTTAGGAACAAGTCAGGGAGGGGCATAGCGGACTACTACTTGGCTCTACGAAAGGGCAAGAGGAGCACGCTGCTTTGGACTTACAAGCAGATTGTCTTCGCCCCAGACAACCAGAGAGACGCTGACACCATTAGAGAAGTGTCTTCCCAGTTCTTTGTTGAGTGCGTTGATGAGAATAAGTTATTTCCCATAAACAACGACAAGGCAGTAGAGCAGTATTTATTGAAGAGTTTTGAGAACTGGATCAAAAACAAGCAGCGTTATTTTAGATTGAGAAGAGAAGCCCCTGCGGTTTTCCCAGTGGAGAACGAAGAGGCACCAACACCAGAAGACAGGCTTATTGCAAAGAGAGCAAATCAAAAGGAGACAATAGCCATGAACCACGAAAAGACAAATGAAACTACTTATGTTGAGATCTCCCGCAAGGTCAGAGAACTTTGGGAGAAGCATAACGAGTGGATTCAAACAGACACCGACAAAGCCCTTGTGCTTTGGAAGGCAAGGCTACTACCAAAGGAAGTTGCCCTTGCTATTTGCGGTGTAAAGACAGAGCAGTCTCTAAACTACCGTTACAGAAAGTTAGTCAAGCGTTTCAACGCACAAGTAAAGGAGAACTAAAATGGCAAACTGGGTAAAGAACACAGTTAGGATCAACATTCCTAACGGCTTGGAAAAGCCAAGCATTTATGATTATGAAGGAAAGAACTTTGAAGTTCGTAGCAATAGCGAAGATTTTATTGAGTTTTATTTTGAGTCTCGCAACTGTCCTCCACTTACTACAAGTCAGTTCCTCATAAAGCAGGGCTACAAAGTCAGCCACGCTTTCTTTGAACCGCTGAACTCTTGGTGTGGAACCTACAACGGAAACGACGATGACGAAGATGGAAACATTTTCTATGAAGAAGAAGAGGTTGTTTGGGTTGATGAGGACGGAAACGAGGTTGATCTTTCCACGCCTCCAACTGAACCAACCAGCACAACAACATTCACAACAGACAGCGATGTCTTCACATTATTAGATTAGGAGAAATAAAAATGAATAATGAAAGCAAAGAGATCACAGACATCCCCGGTTTCCCAAACTACGGGGCAGACAGGAAAGGAAACATTTATTCTTACAACTACCGAAGAGGTGGTGAAATGAAAATGCTAAAACCCCAAAAGCACACAGAAGGTTATTCAATCGTAACCTTGTCTGTGGGGGGCAAGCAGAAAGTTTGCTATGTTCATCGCCTTATTGCGAAGACATTTATTCCAAACACGAAGAATAAAAAAATGTTAGACCACATAAACCACGACAGGAAAGACAACCGTGTTGAGAACCTACGCTGGGTTACTCGCCAAGAGAACGCTTGGAACACAAAAGCCACAGGAACAACCTTCGTAAAGAGCAGGAACTCTTGGATGGCTCGCATAACAAAGAACGGCAAGACAACCTACCTCGGGCACTTTGACACCCAAGAGGAAGCACACGCCGCCTACAAAGCAGCAAAAAAGATTCTCCATGTCGTAGAGTGAGGCGATTAGACGCCTTATTCGCCTCATAAAAAAAGCCCTCCTTGATTCACGCAAGGAGGGCTTTTGTGGAGATTATGTCTATGAATGAAAGTAAAGAAGACGATGGGGCGACCCATCACTAAACAAAACCTTTGTAAAGTCAGCCTCGCTCTTTCAGGTGGCGATAAACATCCCACGCGCTTTTGAACTTTGGCTTACTCTGTGAAGTTGGCTTTCCAACTGAAACTTTGTAGCCGTTGTCTCTGGCTGCCTGCTTGTAGGCTCGTAGTTCCTCTTCTTTCTTTTCCAGCAAACCCTTTGTCTGGCGACCCTTGACGAGGTAGTAAGCCTCTTCAATCTTCAACCCACGGTCTTTGATAAGGGTCTTAATGTCGTCGGCATAGTCCTTAATGTCTGGGTGCTCTCGCTCAAAGCGCTTGACCTCTTCAATCCTCTTTGACTGTGTGAGATCCTTTCTGGCTGGCTCTAAAAGTTTATTTAGTTCCTCGGCTGCCTTGGCTTGAATGAAGGTCTTCAAACCCTCTGGGTCATAAAGATCCAAGTCCTCGGGCAGTTCCATAGCCGCACGCAGTTGGTTTTCAGTGTGGCTGGAAAGCAAGGATGCCTCTCGGGCTTCCAAGTCCTTCTTCTTACGGCTCAAATCCGTTGTCTTTTTGCGGTAGTCTTCTCGTAGGTTTTGGATCAACTTCTTCGCATCGCTGGGAAGTTCCTCTAAAACCTTATTGTAATCAACGCCCTTGTGCTTGTCCTGCTTGAACTCTTCGCCGGGTAGGTGCTTGTCAAGCAGAGCGTCAAGGGAGAACGCCTGCTGTGCAACGCTCTCTTGCCCCTGTGGGGCGTTTGACTTATTCTCTGGTGCCTTGACCTCGGCTTGTTCTTTGGACGCCTCTACGGGCGCGTTAGAGTGCTTCGTGTCGTTCATGGTTTATTTCTCCTATTTGTTAAAGCGATTCCATGATCGCAAGTTCTTCATCAACATCCTCGGCTGCCTCTGGCTCTTCCTCGGGCTCGGGTGTTGGCTCAACCTCTACCTCTACGCCGACAGCCACAGTTGGCTCTTCGGTTCGTAGAAAACGCTGAAACTCCTTTGAGTCAATAACCTTGCCGATCTGTGCTACGGCGAGCGCTACATCAGCATCACTTACCAACTCGCTGATCTCTGGGATCTCCAAGTCGCCAACCTCTTCGGGCATAGCGGCAGCAAAAGCCTCTACTGCTGACTTGATTCCCATAAGACCCTTTACAAGATCCATAGGCATAGGCGCGTTCTTTACAGCCTCAAACTCGGTTGGGACTGAAATAGGTGCCTCTACGATCCCAGCAAACTTATTGATTAGTTTTGCTACGGACGCAAGACGAGGAGCAGAGTAGGTGCCGGTTGGTGTAACCGCCCCAAGGCTCTCGTCCATAAATGCCTGTCCTTCCTCAATAAGGGGAATAGCCTGCTTGGCTGCTCCCATAGCACGACCCTCTGGTGTGCTTTCTAACATGTCTGCCATTTTAGTTCTCCTTCGGCTCTACGCCATAGTTTTCGGGGTTATTACATAGGTCTCCAAGCGGAACCTGTTCCGCCCAGAAAGCCTCTGTGGCTTTGATGCGAGCACCGGTGTCTTCACCTTGCTTGTCCAAGCCATAATGTTTTAGTCTTTCTACAAACTGATCACTCTGCTTGTCTGCCTCTTCCTGTGCGCGAATGGTGTTTTCCATTCTCTCTTCAATAAAACCTTTTGGAAGATCCGATTCTCTAACAAGACCTCTTGCTTTTAGAACCTGTTCCTTATGAGCCTCACCAAAAATAGTTTGACCCAACTTTGGATCATAGTAAGTTTTATGGGAAAGACCGTCAGCCCAAGAGTTCAGGTTTGATTTGGAAAAGTTGGGAGCAGAAAGTTTTAGTCTAAACTCCTCGCCTGTTTCTGGGTCAAACATCTTTTCCGGTCGGTCTTTGTAGGAACAGATCATTTCAAACGAGCGACCTGTCTCTACACCCACCCACTCATACATAGGCATTAGGCTTCCTCCATCTGCGTTGCGATCTGCTCCTGCCCTTCGCTTCTAATAGCAGCAGCGGCTCTACCACCACCGACAGGCAGTCCTGCCTCACCCATTTCGGCTGGGGCTTCGTCCTCGTTTAGACCGGGCGCTACGCCTTGTGGCTCTGCGGTTGCCTGTGTCTTCATAAAGGATTCGGGCAAATCAAAGGTGCTAATAATGTAAGAAAGTAGTTCCTCTGGTGGTGCTCCCAGTTCCCCAAGCGTAGGAATAAGTTGCATAATGGTTGCCTTCTTCACCGCTGTTGTAATAGGCGAAGAGGACTGGTCTGCGAAAGAGTAGCGGAACTTACCGGAGAAAGCCTCTGGTGAAATAACACGGGGCTTGTAGTCAATAAGAACAACCTCTCTTGTCTCGTCTGCGTCCTCGCCAGTCATAAGAAGGTGGAAAATAAGAGACTGGTAGATCTCTCCACACATTTCAATAGCCCTGTGGAAGAAGCGAGCAAGCCTTCCTATTTCACTATTCGCATAAGAAGTTAGAGCAGCGATCTCTGTGGCGCTTGCCTGTGTCGCTACGCCTCTGGTGAAAGGAGCCATAACTGAACCACGGTCAAGGTCAGCACGGATTTCAGCCTTGTAAATAGAATAGTCAGGTGAGTAGGTGGCTGTGGCGAGCGGAACAATAACATTGCGAGCATCGCTGTCAGGTGGCACATCCAACTCAACTACGGACTGGTCTATGTTCTGGGCAAGAATAGCCTTGCCCTCTTCGTCAAGCGCTCCCTTCTGTGCGACATAAATGCGTGCGTCTCTGCGAAGACCATTAGCCCAAACGGTTCGTAGGTTGTTGATTTCGTAGAGTTGGTCGTAGATCCTTGCCATAGAGGAGAAGCCTTTGAGCGGTGCCTCTGGGGAATAGGAAAGGTAAATAGGAGCAAGGGGAGGACAGGGCGAACCGTCCTGCTTGCGGAAAGGAATAGGGCTTACTGTGTCTATGATCTTGTTTTGACGCTCTGCTGACGGGGAATAGAAAATAAGTTCGTCTTCCATGAGGTCGTAGTATTCGTAGATCTCAACATAAGACAACAACTTACTTCCATCAAAACCAGCAACAGCAGCGTCATAGTCGGCGTTCTCGTAGCCGACAGAACCCTTGGCAGACTCAACATAGCGTAAGTATTCCTCCTTTGCGACAGGGTTGAACTTGACACTTGGGAACTTTTCTTTTGCCTCGTTGTAGGGCAGGAAGTAGCGGTGTCCTATGAAACGGGAAGCAGCAAAGTCCTCTGCCTCAAAATCAACGACAACATCCCAAGGATGAACGGCACGAATAGCAACCGAATCAATAACCTTGTCTCGGTCAAGCACACCCATTTTGAAAAACGAATAAGGGTAAAGAAGTGCGTAGCGTAGTCCCTGTTCTACAATGTCAATCTTGTCGTAGAGGAAACGATTGACGACAGCCTCAACGACCTCTGGGTCGCCCTTGTTCTGTGCGTCAGCACCTACGGTTAGGGCTGGTGCCTTGGAATAAAGCGAAGCAATAAAGCCCTCAATGTAGGCATAAGCGTCCGCTGTCTCTACGGAAATAAAACTATTTCTGTTGAAGGCGTTGTCTCTTTCGCTGCCAAACATAGAGCACTTGTAGGCGCTCGTGTAGGCAGACATTCTTTCTCTCTGTCTGTCCCAGTATTCTCTATGCTGGGAAGTTAGGTAATAAAGTTCTTTTTGGTTGAGTCCCATTTAGCGTCTCCTTTTTAGAGGGTGGTTTCTCATAAGTGGGTTTATTTTGTTTGCCGTTCTTTGCTCTCGCTTGACCTGTGCGATCCACTTGTCGTAGTCTGTGCGAGGTGTGGAAACACTTTGTAGGTGGTAGAGAGCAAGGGCATAAGAAATAACACGGTCGTCGTGGGAACCCGGTGGGTGCTTTGGAGCAAGACCCTTCGGATCTTTCACAAGGTTTCTCATTTCAGCATAAGTAGGCTGGTCTAAATAAGCAATAAGGTTTTCTTCCAAGTAGGTTCGCAGGCAGTCATAGAGCATCATCTTTGACTTTGCTGTTGTCGTAAATGACTTCCAGTTCCGCCAAGAGTTATTGTTTAGAATCTCTTGGAACTGCCCGCCACCGTGGTTGTTTTCAAAAACTATTTGTGCATCAAACCTTTTGGCAAGGTTCATAGTCGCTATTGTGAAATCGTGGATGGACATTTTGTTAGACGAAAGAATAGCAACTGGGGCACTTGTAAGTTTAGAAACAACAGTAGCAACCGAATAGTCGCCCCCTACACCAGCAGCAAGATCAACACCGCAAACATAAACATCGCTGGTTTCTCTTTCGGTTATGACCTGAATAGGACTGTGCCCTATTTCTACTATGTCTAAATGTTGGAAATGTTCTTCGGCAAAGTAGTTCTCTTCGCTCAACGAGTAAGCCTCTTCAATAGTAAGAGGGAACTCACGGCGGAATAAACGCTCGTCTTTTATTTCACCAATCTTTCTACGACGCCAATAGACCTGCTCGGGTGTGAGCGAAAAGTCTTCCATTAGTTTTAGTTCTTTCGCGTCCCACTCTATTCCGCCCTTTGGTAGTTTCAGCGAGTATTGTGGGAAGGTAGTCCAAGGAAGAAAAATAACTTTCCACCTTTCGTCATAGTGATTCGTTCTTGCTATGTTGTGTAGCGCGTCTCCGTAGTGGTTGGCTGTGCTTTCCAAAATAATCTTGCCGTCGTTGGTAGAAGCAATAAGCGAAGCCAAGAACTCTTCTGGGTGGTCGTAGAAAGCAAACTCGCTGGCGTGTGCGTGGTTGAAGGTGAAGCCTCGGTTATGTCCGTCGCCTTGTGCGGACACAGCGAGAATAGTGCTGTCCGTGCTGGGAAAGACCATGCGATCAACACGCTCGGCACAGGTTCTACGAATAGGCTTTGGTAGATTATTTAGGAAACGCTTGTCTATTTTTAGAAGTTCTGTTGCGGAACCAAGTTTATTAGAGCAGAGTGCCGAGTTTATGGAACGGTTGCTCGTGTAGGTTTCCCAAAATAAAGCAGCACGACACGCGGTCGTAATGCCGAGTTGTCGTGCTTTTACAATAGCAATGCGGTCTATTTCTGGGTCGGTGATTGCTTGGATTATTTGGATCTGCTCGTCCGTTAGAACATTTCCAAAAGTCTTGTATTTGCCTTTCTTGTCTTTTATGCGAAGACGAGAAACAAACTCCACCGGATCGGAGAGCACCTTGTCTATGGCTGGATTCATTTATTAGTTTTTTTAGAAACTGAAACAAGCCAAGTGTCAAGGGCAGAGGAACCGTTGGCGTCTTCCAACTGCGTTCCTCGGTAAAGAACAAGCAAAGAAATAAGATCCTGCACCTTCGCGCTCTTCCAGTCTTCTTCGTCAAACTTCTCAATAAGAGCGGAAATAATGTTTTCAAGCGTCTTGGTTATGTCTCCCTTCCTAATAGAAGAGATGGCGCGTTTTGCTTGTGTTGATTTCATTTTGACCCTTCCGTTATTGACCCGACTAAAAGCCTGTTATTCTTGCGAGGCAGGCTCGTCGTCAAGTTCAGTCGTAGAACCTTCACTAATAAAAAGGTTTGTCAAATCCTCCTCTATTCGGTCAAACAGATGGTAGGGTGTAACCTTTTTGTAGAGTTGTTCAAATAGACGGTGTGTTTTTAGGCGAAGGGTTTCTCTTACATAGTGGCGCTGCTTGTAGCGCCTTTGTCTTTCTGCTACTGTTCTGTCTATTTTTTTAGGCACGCCAGTCTTCCAACCTTTTTTGTAGTTTGTTCTTTGCCTTCTTGTAGATGTTTTGGACTGTCTGGTGGGAGCAGCCCATTTCTTTTGCGAGGAGACGAAGCGACTTGCGTTCCTCTGCTATTGAATAAAACACAGATCTTTCACGGTCGTTTAGGCAGTCGTCTATTTGATCACAAAGTTCTTCGTAGCGTAGTCTGCTGTCTGGTTCCACTTGCGAAAGGTAAGGCTGGGTTTGAATCCAGTCCAAGTTTATTGGAACTGTTTTGATCCAGTCGTCATAAAACGGCAGGCTCTCTACCTCGTGCCAAGTCTGGCAGGCATTCAACCTGTCCGTGTGTGTTGCTCTCTTCTGTCGCATAGTCTTTGAACCATAAGTTCTTTTCTTCATAACAAACCTCCTAATAGCATTCTACTTGCTATGGAGTAAATAGTCATAGAAAGTTTGTAAAGACTTTATTTCATAGACTTTTTGCCTTTACACTTCCAACGCTTACGAGAAAGGTTATTGGGCGTGTTCGGGTCATTCTGCTTTTTCTTTGACAAGCGCTTCTTTATTCCATAAGAACGAGCACAATAAGAATCGCCTTTCTTTGTTCCCGGCTTCACACGAGGACCACCGCCCTTTGCTTTGCCAGCCTGACCGTAGGAAACCTTTTTAGTTCTACCGGTCTTTTTGTTTTTGACGACCTTGACTTTTGCTTTACCTTTTCTTGGCTTTGCCATAGCCTCCTCCTTTCTTCTTTGATTGGGAAGCCTTGATGGCGCGAAGCCTTTTGGTTGCCTCCTTCTTTGTTTTGGAATAACCTTTGGTCTTGTCTATTTTGTAGCCTTTCTTTGTTTTGCGAATAGGCATTATTTCTTTTTCCGTTTAGGTGCGAAGCCACCTTTCTTCTTTTTCATCTTGTCGTAGGTCTTCGGGTCTATGGTAGAACGGGACTTTGATCTGCTTGTTCCTGCTTTCTTCCGCTTGTTTATGTTTCTGTAAAGGGACATTATTTTCCTCCTTTGAGCCTGACGATGGAATCAATAACTCCTTGGGAGCCAATGTAAATGGCTGAAAGAATAACCCAGTCTCCGCTGGTAAGGAAGCCGGTTGCTGCCAAAGCAG